GCCCGGCCAGTCCATGTTCTTGATGAACAGGTCGCCGGCCACCGTCCAAAGCTGCGGGTTGGCCTGCAAAATCTGGCTCATGGCGTCCAGCGCTTCCTGACGCTTGGTCATGTAGCCGGGGCCGGTCGTGACCATCACGTCGTAGGTGCCCACGCCGGGGTTGTAGATTTTTTCGATCAGCGACCCGTCCATGCCCCGGATTTCCTTGACGGGTTCCGGCTGCATCGGGTTGATCTTGACCATGTTCACGTCGCCATCGACGCCGATGATGCGGGCGATGCGCTGCGTGTCGTAAATCTTCGGGATCAGGTCGACGATCTGCCGCGTGATGTGGCGCACAGCGCGGGCGAGGTTGTCGACATAGTGATACGTGCCAGTGTCACCCTGCTTTTCGCGGGCCACGATGGCCTTGGCCGAGCGCTCGTTGCCGCCGATGCCCAGCGACGCGTCGTACTGGCCCGTGGTGCCCTTGATGTCGTCAGCAGCCCCCATTTTGGCCTGAATAAGGCCCGTCTGGGGCAACGGAGGAGGCGCGCGCTGGGGGAGGGGGAGGACGTTACCAGCGCCGTCCGTCACGTCGGGATTGACCTCCAGATACGGCCAGTTGGTCGTATTGGCGGTCTTCCACTGCATCTCATAGCCTTCAAACTGGCCGCCATAGCCGATGAAGGGCGCCTTCGGAGCCAGCGCCAGCATTTCTGCTTCTTGGCTGGTCCAATAGTTGTACATGCGCTGCGCGTCCTTGGCGTTGCGCACGAGGCCGGAGACATGCAGCCGGCCGTCAACTTCCCACTCGTTGCCGATGACGCGAACGACTGGAATCCACTTACCCGGCCACTCGCGCTCGTCGAGCACGTCGAAGCCGTTGGTCTTCATCCACATGACCTTGGAGCGCTGCACCAAGCGGCTGCGGATCGGCTTGCCGAACAGCGCCATAAGCTGCTTGTCCTGCGGCGTGCGGGCGTAAGCAGTCTGGTTGTCCGGGTAGAGGTGCAGCGTAGCCGGCTCGTAGGTCTTGTAGAAGTACTCCGCGATGCGGATGGTGTCTTCCTGAAGCCACGACGACAGGCCCTGATCGCCGACGCCTTGGTTGTACAGCGTCGAGATCGGCGTAGCGTCTGGGAACATCCGCTCGTATTCGGTCTTCAGGATGTCTTCGGTGATGAAGCACCACTCAGCATCCGCGCCGCACGGGTCTTGGATCGTCGGGTCCATGTAGACGCTGAACGAGTTGCGCACACGGCCGATGCGGATGTCCTGATCGAACGTCTCGTCATTGCAGTACTCGGTCAGCAGGCGGATGTAGCCTTCGCCGTAGGTGACCTGATTGTCGCAGGCGGTGTCATAGGCCACGTCGGCGTCCGACATGTACTCAATGTGCCGCACGACGCCGTTCAGCACTTCAGCGACCTGAATGTCGGCGTTGTCGTCGGCCGGGATGACCTTACCGCTGGGCCGGTTCTGGCGCTGCTCGTTCGTCACCATGCGGACGTGCTGCGGCAGCTTGTTGATGGTCAGGCACGGGCGCGCGTTGATCGTCTGGCCCTGCACGGCCCCGCGGGTCGCCAGCACGTCGGCCGGCCACTGCCACTGGTTGTCAGGCGAACCGGCCATGAAGCGCAGGTCGTCCAGTTCGTCCTCGCGGCTGTCCGAATACGCCGACTGCGCCATCTCCAAGCGGTGACGCATGGTCGCCATCTTGTCGTCGTCACCCGACGACTTGGCAGGGTTAGACCCCACGTTGGCCACGCTGCCGGCCGCATAGATGCCCGTAGGGTCCGCCATGTTACTTCTTTTTGCCCTTCTTGGCTGCTTCACGCTTTACGCTGTACGCGATTGCAACTGCTTGTTTTTGCGGCTTTCCTGCCGCAATCTCGGCCTTAATGTTCTTGCGGAACGCGGCCTTGCTGGTGGACTTTACCAGTGGCATGTCACTTGCCCTTCTTGACGGGCGTCTCACGCATCCGCGTGACTACGCTGATGACATCCTTGGCCGCCGGGCGCCGGCGCATCAGCATGGCGTCGCCGCGGGCCTCTTCGGCCTGCCGCTTGGCGTGCCGGTCTAGCGCGTTCTGCGTGACGGGCGGCGCCGGGCGGTACTGCGCGGGCTTGGGGGCCGGCTTGGAAGCGATCATGCGGGGTGGCTTGGCCATTTACTTGCCTTTCTTGGCGGTTTTGGCGCTCTCACGGAACGCTTTGGCGGTCGGAGCACCCTTGGTGCCCGGTTTGCGCATCTTTTCGCCCGATCCGGCGGCAATCCGAGCCTTCTTGGCGTGAATGTTGGTGTAAAGTCCCGGTTTCATGAGCATTTCCACCGTCTGAGGCTGGCGCGGGCGCGTTCGCCGTCCTTGGCCTTGGCTGCTACGGCGCCCATCCGGGCGCAAAATGACGCTTTACGGCCTGCTTCGGCCTTGGTTTTGGGGTTCGGCGCCGGCGCCTTCAGGTTCGACCCCGTTTCGCGGTTGTACTTGGCCCGACCCTTGGCGGTCAGCCCCGCGCCCTTGGACGCAGGCAGCTTTTCACCGCGTCCAACTGCCAGCGAGACAGACTTTTTCTTGTCGGCCATGTGTCAGGCCCCCAGCCAAGATGTAGAAACACCGCTCATAGAGTAGCCGCGGCGTGGGTTCTTGTCAACGCGGGCTTCGCGCGACGCCAGCGGGTAGGCGAAGGTCACGGCGATGGCGTCCGCGGCGTCTGGCGAGGCCAGACCGCGGGCCTTCATGTCCTTCTTGCTTTCGAGAAAAATCGTACCCTTGCTGTCGGGCTTGGTCTTCGGCCCGATCAGGTCCGACTTCAGGAAGCGGTCCTCCGGGATGCTGGCCGTCTTGAGCCAGTCGCGCATGGCGCCCCACATCTCGGCCCGCTTGTTGCCGTACATGAGTTGCTTCTGCGCCTTGTTGCCGAAGTTCACGCCGCGCACCTTGTAGCGCTGCTCCTTCAGGCGGTCCACGACGCCCGCGCCGAGGCCGCCCTCGTCGATGACGACCAGCGCAGGCTTGTACTCTTCGATGGCGTCGATGACGTGCCCGACCACTTCCATCGTGTCTGCGCCGCGCAGCCGCTTGATGGCGATCAGGTCACGGCCCTGCCGCACCGCGATGACGGTCGCGTCGCTGCCGAACCGCGCCGGGTCGACGCCGATGGCAATGGGCGCCGAGGTGTCCTTGTAGCGAGGACGCTTCATGGCGTCGTCCACGAGGTTGACGGCAATAAACTGGTCGTCGCCTTCCGACGGGAACTGGCCCATTACCTCAACATTCGCTTGGTAGCTATCCGCCCCGTATTCAGCTATGATCTGTTCATAAAGCGCTTTGTCGGTCCCTTCGACATCACGGGCGTCGATATTCCGTGTGTTCCAAAACGCTCGTTTGCTGTTAAATGCTTCGTAAAAATACCCGCTGTTTCGGCGAGGGTTGGAAAACGCGAACCAAAAACGGTTTTCGGTTGGCTCTGAGAAAAACCCCTGCGCCACCTGCCAAATGCTGTCCGGGATGCCCGAACTTTCGTCAAACACTAGCATAACGCCGTCGTGGTTGTGCAAACCGGCGTATGCGTCTGGGTTTTCTTCTGACCATAGCCGCCCTTCGCACGACCAATACCGGGTACCGCGGCGCAATTCGCGCTCCACAATCTCGGTCAACCATTTGGCAGGCATAATACGCGTGGCGGCCACTTCAAACCAATGACTATGGATGGCCATAGCCAACCATTTCGTGATTTCGGCCCATGTGACCGACCTCAACTGGGCCTCTGAGTTAGCGGACACAATGACAGAAGAGCCAATCCGTGTTGACAGCATCCATATCACTAGCCAGCTAACCAATGCTGACTTACCAATGCCGCGACCAGACGCCACAGCCATGCGCAGCATTTCTGGGTCCAGTTTACCGTTGTTTGCGGCGATGTGGTTGCGGATATCAATCAATATTTCTTTTTGCCACCGGCGCGGGCCTTGAAAATGCTCTAGCGGCGTGCTGCGTTCGCCCCACGGAAACGCTAACAGAACAAACGCCAAGGGATCGTTTTTGATCGCCGGCGTCCACAGCCGGGTCATCAACTCTTGTTCTTCAGACGCTGCGTATATAGGCTGCTGCATCATGTTCTCTTTCGGCTTTGACGCGTGCCGCAATGGCGGCGTCTAACGTATCAAAACGCCCTAGGCGCAGTATAGCACCATTTTGGCCTATGTCTGCACGCCATTTTTTGCTTTTGTTGCACCATGTAACGCCAGTCTTACCGGATTTATTGCGCCTGTCGCGGCGGCGGTTTACGTTGTTTTGCGCGGGCGTAGCCTCGCGCAGATTTGCCAACCGATTATCGCTGGGGTCGCCATTTATATGGTCAAGGAAGCGAGAGGGCCATTTTCCATAAACGTACAGCCACACTAGACGATGGCCCCGATAGTAACGTCCATCTACCCGCATAACCAGATATCGTTCGGTATCTAACGACCCTGCCTTATCGCCGGCTTTAACTCCTGCTGTGCGGTTTACGAGCCAGCGAAACTCGCCTGTGTCTGGGTCGTATGACAGTAGACTTTTCAGGCGCTCTTGCGTTATCAGTTCGGTAGCCATCAACAAATTCCTCTTGTTGTTTGGTCAGGAAGCGGGGTGACGTTGGCGCGTCCCCCACTTCCGTATACTGAGCCGCTATAGCATAATGCTCGGCATTTTCAAAGCATCAGAACATCTGGCTGTACGGGTTAAAGCCGCCGTAGTTGCCGTAGGTGCTACCGCCGTAGCCGTAGCCGCCGCCGTAGGGCGCTGCGGGCGGTGGGGCGTAGGCACTGCGCGCCATGTAGTTCATCGGCTGGTAGCCGCCCTGTAGGCCACTCTGGTACGGCTGGAACGGCGTCATGGTGCTGAACGACGGCATCGCCGGCATGTCCGCCAGCGTCGGGATGGGCGCGAACGCCTGCGTGCGCTGGGCGGCCGCTGCCGGGCTGACGCTGGCCGTCGCGCCGCGGGGGCCGCCAAGGCCGAAGTTCATGCCGAATGCGCCGGGCGTGCTCTGGCCGGTGTCGTCCCCGAACGGGTCCATGCGGGTGATCCGCATGTTGACCAGCCCACCTTCCGGCGGCGTGTAGGGCAGGAAGCCGTTAGTCATCGCGTTGCGCATCGACCGTCTCCGTAGCTTGGTTGAGGTCTTCTAGCGCATTTACGGGCGAGTAGATACCCTCGATTACGCGCGTCTGCGCCCGCTCCAGCGCGCCGATGACCGAGATTTGCTGGTCCACGTTCACGTCGATCTGCTGCTTGGCGACCCAGCCGTGCTGATGCTTCAGGATTTCCAGCGCCGCCTTGCTGTCGCCGTCGGCCGCCGCGTCGTAGAGCGTCTTCGCCGCGCTGTATTCGCCGTCCGCCCGGCCTTTCAGTTCAGCCATCTCCACCAGCGGGTCGAACTCGTGCAGTCGGCGATACTGCGCCGGGGTCAGGCCAGCGGCCAATGCAAGGCTGTCGCCCTTCAGGCCATAGCGGGCTGCGTTGTAGATCGCCTCCAGTCGCGCCTCTGTCGCTTCCGGTCGCTCTGGCGTGAACGGCAGTGAGTAGAAGGTCATGGCTGCAACATACTCTGCTGCGCCTTGGCTGGCAAGTGGCGCGACAGCGTCCCCGAATACGCCGCCGCGCCACCCCCTCGACATGAACGCGCTGGAGCGTCGCGCCCATGTGGCTCCTATACCGTAAAGCCATCTGCGGTGTCGGGACGGGACAGTAAAAAAATTTTATTACGAAAAAAATTTTTGCAAAAAATTGTTTGCGACCAGTGCCCGTGACAATCACACGCCGCTCGGCCCCACCCCCTCCCCCCTCAGCCGAAGGCTGCCAGCAAACCAGAGCCGCGCTCTGTATTTTGGCTGGGCCTTTTGGCCGTGGGCAATGTGGGTCATGGAAAACACATTCGCGGCTGGCAGTCAGACACACATCATTAGGTCAAAGTCTACCGGATAGGTAGACAAATGAGAACATCGGCCAGCCAGTCAGTCGATCGACGCAACATTAGAAAAGCCTCACAACAAATTGTGTTGCAGATTGCAGACTGGCCGAAACTTACCCTCAAATGTGCAGCACATTTTGTTATATTGTTGTTTAGAACAAACCGTAAACAAATCGGGAAGATTAGTTTGAGGGTAGCTGAGTAGCCAAAATGCGTCGACGCGCTCTAAGGGGCGTTTCCGGGCAATTTAGACGTATACATTTTTGCAACACTATCTGTTGCAGCACTGCCACAAACTTTGATGCCACAAACTTTGAAGCGCGGGGGCGGAAGACGTCGCGGGCTGGGGGCGTGGGTCATGTGGGTATACAGTTTACAGTTGCGCCAATTTCTATCCTTATTGCGAATCATTCTTAACTACACTAACTTTCAATCCCAAATATCTTTAGACTACCCAAATGACCCACAGAC